TTGGAAGTGCTGGAATTAATTTTTGGGCTTTATCTGGAAAGATTGGTATGTTATTAGTTTTAAGTGGTGTTGCTGGTTTACTTACCCCAACCCCAGAACTACCAGATGATGATACAGATCCTATAAAATCATTTAATTTTAGTGGAGTGCAACAGACTACGAGAGCAGGGACTGCAATTCCAGTTGTATATGGGAAGATGTTGGTCGGCTCAATCCCAATCTCAACGAAAGTTGAAACAAATGACATTGAAGCATAATGGTTGAATTTATTGCTGGTTCTGGTGGTGGTGGTGGAAAAGGAGGTGGTGGTGGGTCACGCACTCCATCAACTGACCCTGATTCATTAAATAGTCGATCTTATGGTCATATTGTAGACCTTCTAAGTGAAGGGGAAATAGGTGGATTAGTTGATTATGGTGGTACAAATTCTTGGATGCGATCAATATTTTTAGATAATACACCTTTAAAAAACGCAGACGGTACTAATAATTTTGATGACCTTATTGTAAGAGTTGAGAATGGCACACCAAATCAACCAGTTTTAAAAGGGTTTGCAAAAGCATCAAATATTATTCCTAATCCACAAAGTGGTGTAGAGATTGATAGCACAGGTCAAATATTTACTATTACTGATCCAAGTGTAGATCAAGTTTTATTTTTAATAGGTGTGCCAAGTTTACAAAAAATTAAAAATAATGGAGACACTGAAGGAACTCAATTTAAATTTGAATTCCAAAGACAACTAAATGGAGGAGCTTTTCAAGGAGTCTCAATAGGAGATTCTGTTGAGCAAACAATTAAAGGACGAACTGCCGACTTATATCAGAAACAATATGTATTTAATATTAGTAATTTAAATCCTAGTAATTTTCCTATCAAATATAAAGTCAAAAGAACATCAAATACTGATACTACTTTTATGAATAACAATAGTGACTACATAAGTCACGTTAGTAAGTTTTATGTCACATCACATACTTTAATTAAACATCAAGCTAATGATTTATCAGGATCTTATACACACAATAACGGTAGTGGTGGTGCTGGTAATATAATTACGATTACATCAACAGCAAATCATTTATTGGAAGTTGGAGATAGTATTGGTTGTCAATTTAGTAATAGTCAAAACACGAGATTAGTTATTACGCAAATTGTTTCTCCTACAGTTTTAAAGGCTGAACATACTCAAAATCAAAACGTAACTGGAACTGTTACTTTTGGACAAAGATTTAATTATCCAAACTCTGCTGTCGTTGGACTAAGAATCGATGCAGAACAATTTAATTCAGTACCTAAAAGGTCTTACCTTATAAAAGGTATTAAAGTAAAAATTCCCAACGGAGTAACTGTTGATCCTGATAATGGCAGAATAATTTATCCTCCTAATTACGTTTTTAATGGAACACTTGGAGCAGCGCAATGGACAACAGACCCAGCCTGGTGCTTACTTGACCTTTTAACAAGTGAAAGATATGGCTGTGGAGAGTTTATTAAATTAAATCAATTAGATGTTTATAGTTTTTATGCAGCATCTGTATATTCATCAGAACTTGTAACCTTTAAAGATAGGCTGGGTACAGGTGTAGTTCAAACAATTACTGAACCAAGATTTAGTTTAAATGTAAATCTACAAACAAGACAGGATGTATTTAAGACAATAAATAGTCTATGTTCTGTATTTAGAGCTATGCCGTTATATGTTTCGGGTAGTATAAGTCTGATACAAGATAAAGCAGGGTTAGATCCTTCTTTCTTATTTACCAAAGCAAATGTAACTCCTGATGGTTTTTCTTATTCTGGTAGTGGATCAAAAACTAGAGCAACAGTTATAGTTGTTAAATATTTTGATATTGAATTAAGAGATGCAGCATATGAGCAAGTAATTGATAATGATGCTGTTCTTAAGTATGGTGCAGTTACTAAAACAATTGATAGTTTTGGAGTAACTTCTAGGCATCAAGCTAGAAGATTAGCTAAGTGGTTTTTAACTACTCTTGCTACAGAAACAGATATAGTTTCATTTACTACAACCATACAAGCTGGATCATTAATAACTCCCGGACAAATTATTGAAATTCAAGATCCTGTAAAATCAGGTGTTCGTAGGGGTGGTCAGATTACATCAGTACAAACTGTTAGCGGTAATAGTGTTATTGGTATTGATAATGCAATAGATTTACCAACTTTAGGTGGAGGGTTAGGTGGGTTATTGTCAGTTATTTTGCCTGACGGTCAAATAAGTCAAAAAACAATAAATACAATTGATCCAACAAATAAAAAAATAACAGTAGTTGATAGATTTAGAAAAAAAATTAATGACGCAAGTGGTAATAAACCTTTCTTAGACAATACAAGACAACCAAATCCTGTTTATACAAACACATTTCAAAATTCTGATCCTAATGTAGGGTCGTTTTGGATCATAGAAACTACTGGTACAAGTGCAGCAATACAATCACAGTTATACAAAGTTGTATCTGTAGAAGAAGGTGATGATTTTACATATAACGTAACTGCTGTTCTACATAATGAATCTAAATATGCAGTAGTAGAAGAATTAGAGACTCTGAAACATAGAGATGTTACCAATCTTGATTTAATACCAGCTAGTCCTAGTGATTGGGCAACTGATACAGGTGGTGTTACTTATCCAATAGAGCAACTTTATAAATATAGAGATCAAGTTAAAGTTCGAGTTTTACTTGGTTGGAAACCTGTTATGGGTGTAAATAGATATGAGGTAAGATACCAAAAAGATTCGAGTGGTTTTCAATCTGTAGAAATACAAAATCCAACGTTCTCTATTGATGATATATCTGTAAGTAGTACTTCTGCTTCAGTTTTTGATTTTGAAGTTAGAAGTATTAGCGCATCAGGTAAAAAATCAAGTACTCCTCTTACTAAATCAAATTTTTCTGTAGTTGGTAAAAACGCAAAACCGTCACAGGTCAGTAATACTTTTGCAGCATCTTTAGATGCAAATTTAGGAGTTGTTTTATCTTGGACACCAATAGTAGCAACATATCCTACTTTTGCTGATCTGGATATAAGAGGGTACATAATATACGAAGGAACTTATGGTAGTGGCACTCTTTTAGGAGAATACAAGGCAACCTCAGTTGTTGTACCTACTTTGCCATCAAGTAGTGTTACAAACCAAACTTATTCAATAAAAGCTGTTGATGATGATGGTAACGAAAGTACTGATGCAAGAACAACAACTATATCTTTTAATAATCCAAATTCTCCATCAACATTAACTGGTTCTTATCAAGATGATAATTACATTCTTAATTGGAGTGCATCAACTATTAATGGAAATAGATTTGCTATTAAAGAATATGAAATTAGACAAGGTGGTTCATTAATCGCTACAACGAATTCATTGACTTTCACTTTGCCTGTTACATGGTCAACAGATCAAACATTTAAAGTAAGAGCTATAGACATTACAGGTAGAGAAAGTACTGATAAAACATTAACTGCTACTTTCGCTAAAGCATCAGCACCAAATATTACATATAGCTATGAGGGGAGTAAAATTAGGTTGAGTTGGGTTAAACCTACAGAGGGTGCGACAAAAATTAAAGATTATGTAATTAAAGCAAGCTCTACTAATAATACTGATTTCGGCTCTGCTACAGATGTTGATGTTATAAATTCTGAAAGTTATTTATTAGACGTTGATCATACTGTTTTAAATACATCAACATCAAGACGTTTCTTTGTTGCTGCTAGAGATGCAAATAATACTATTGGAAATGTTGGTCGTACTGGAATTACAAACTATCCAGATGTATCAGTAAGTCCATCCCCTGCACCTGGTAATTTAACTGCTGTAATAAAAGGTGCTAGTGCTTTTGTAAGTTGGAGCGAAGTGCCACTCCCACTTGTCAGTGGAAAGGTGAATGGACTACCAATAGCTTTTTATAAAATTTATAGAGAAAATGATGGTGCTACATCTGTAGGTACTGCTGATTTTCAGCAAAATGGAACATCTATAACCGAAGAAGTTACTTGGACAGACGCAACGCAAAAATATTTTGTAAGGGCAGTTGATATAAATGGTAATGATGGCACTTTAGCTAGTGTTAATTTTACTGTTGCTGTGCCGTCTGCTGTAACAAATTTAAGTGACGAGGTTATTGATAATAATGTTTTATTAAGATGGACAGAAAGTGTTGTTGGTGTCGATCAATTACCAATAAAGCATTACAACGTATATAGAAACAACTTAAGCACTCTAGTTGGTCAAAAGTTAGGTACTTTTACAACAGTTTTTGAGCAAGTAGGTGGTAGTTTTGAATATATATTAAGACCTGTTAATACTGCTGGTAACGAGGGTACTCAAGCATCTGTTGTGTCAGAGGTAAATCAACCCCCCGACTTTGTGTTAACACAAGATTTTGCGAGTACATTTAACGGTACAATCGTAAATGGATTTGCAGATGGCGGTGGTCTATTCTTTTGTATTAATGGAAGTAGAACTTGGAAACAACATTTTGACCCAAATAACAATGATACGTCTAGGACTTTTGGTGTTTATGGTGGCTCCACTGTTTATGCTTTACCTAGTGAAAACTCAGGTAGTTATGAAGAAGTTATAGACACAGGAGCCACAATTGACTCCACAAGAATTGAAGCAAGTATTGGATTAGTTGCTGCTGAAACAATTGGATCGGGTTTAACAATTACACCTCGTATATATACATCCCCCGATAATGTAACTTTTACAGATAAAGGTTTAGGTAATTCAAATGTTTTAGGACAGAATTTTAGATATATAAAAATTAGATATACATTTGCTGGTGCAAATAATGACGATTTAGTTAAAGTTAACAGTATTCGTGTCAAAACATTTTTAAAACGTAAAACAGATCAAGGTAGAGTAGATGTAACTGCATCAGAATCACAAGGTTCTGGAAAACAAGTTACATTTACAGAAACTTTTATTGATGTTGATGCAATTCAATTAACAATACAAGGATCAAGTTCTAGTGCAAAATATGCTATTTATGATTTTGTAGATTCTGCAAACCCAGAAAATGGGTTTAAAGTATTCTTGTTTGACAATAATGGCAACGGTGTTGCTGGAACTGTAGACTTTACTGTAAGAGGAGTTTAAATGGCCGACTTTACAAAACCAGCTTTAACAAGCACATATACAGCTTTTATAACTGAATTAAAAGAAAGAGATGAAGTTGTAGGGTCTTTATATTCAACAGATGTTACTGTTACTGGTTTGCCAGCTAATAACTCAACTGATTGGGGTGTTAGATCAATAAGGTGGAACGCAACTAATGGTTATTTTGAACGTAGAAATTCTGCGAATAATGGTTGGGAAAGATTAGAGGGTAATAGTGGAACACATAAATTTGTTAATTTAGAGGCTGCTGATATAACAGCAACAGCAACAGCGAGTGCAGTAAGTGTTACAGCAACAGGTCAAGTTCAAGGGGCAAGATTTAACGCAACAGGAAATACAGCCCCAGCAAATGGATTTTATTTAGCAGCAGCTAATGAAGTTAGATTTACTACAAACAGTAATGATAGATTAACTATTGAAAGCAACGGTGAGGTGGGAATAAACACAGTTGATCCACAACAAAAGCTTCATGTCAATGGTAGTGCAAGAATTACTAATGGTACTAATACAGTTACTTTAGAAATAGGAAAATCTGGGGGTGGAAACCACGCATCAAACTTAGAAATTTATTCGGATAATACAGCAAATTCAGCTTTTAAAATAGCTAGAGCATCAGGAACCAACGGTGTTTCAACCATATCTCATAATGGAACAGGTGATTTTGTAATTGAAGCACAAGATGTTGCTGATATAAAAATAGCTACACAAGGCACTACAAGAATGTGTGTTGATAGTGGTGGTAGTGTTGCTATCGGTAACTTTACAGACCCAGATGATAGCTTACATATTAAACAAGCTACCAATAGTGCTGTTTATTTAAGAGTTGAAAATAATGATGGTTACGCACGTTTTGGAAGTGATGCCAACGATTCATTTATAGATGCAGACGTTCAAAGATTTAGAAGTAGAGATGGTTCAAGTGATTATTTACGTCTTACATCTACTGGTTTAGGTGTAAAGAAAACAACTGTAAATTATCCACTTGATGTAGACGGTGTTATAGCTTCTGATAGTCACATTATCTCTGGTCTAGCTTCTGGGGGTGTTGCTCTTACTATTAATGACGGTTATGGAAATGCAAACATTACATGGAATCATGTAGAGGGTATTCCAGAACAAGCTGGCAACTCAGCAAGAATTACTGTAAATACAGACGACAATACTAATTCTGAGTTTAGATTTGGTTTAAGAAGTGGTGTTGTTAATAGTGGCTCAGTACAAGATACTAATGATTGTCTTGTAATTTTAGAAAATCAATTACAAGCAAAAGACGGCTCACAAGCTAATCCCAGCATCAGTTTTATGAATGATGTTGATTGCGGAATGTACAGAATAGGTGCAAATAATATAGGAATTGGTGTTAATAATACAAAAATAATAGATATAGCATCAACAGGTATTACGGTGTCAGGGACAATTACTGGCTCACTTACTGGTAGTGCAACTCAACTAGGAGGTTTAAGCCCATCATCTTCTGGTAATCGTTGGGGTGTTGTACCTTTTGTAGATTCTTCTGGGGTTATTGAAATTGGTCAATATATTGACTTTCATAATTCAGATGGCGATACAAGTGATCAAGCAGCAAGAATTAGTAGTACTGCTGATGGATTAACTGTTGATACTGATTTTTTACCTAGTGGTTCTAGAGATTTAGGATCAAGCTCTAACAGGTGGCAAAATTTATATGTAAATGACTTAAAAATGTCAAATAAAGGTGGTGCTAATGATGTAGATGGTACATGGGGAGACTACACAATTCAAGAAGGAGAAAATGATTTATTTATAAAAAATGAGCGCAATGGTAAAGTTTATAAAATTAATTGGACAGAAGTGGAAATGTAGTTAATACGGTATATAATGAGATTACATATATCTATTTTTATTTATGTCATCTATTTCAGAACTTAGAAACGAGGCTCAAACAAAAGGCCAAGAACTCGTAAAAAAACATCAAGAATTAATGGTTCAAGCTAGACAAATTGAAGATGAAGTTAAAGCTATTAATGGAGAGATTAATGCTTATAATAAGATTGAACCTCCAACAGAAGATGCTCCTAATGAAGCACCTGTAACTTAACAAATGTCATCTCCTCCAGCTTTGCAAAATTTAGAAATTTATAGAGCTACTGATTGGCATCAGGAGTATATATTGGAAAATGAGCAAGCTGATGGAAGCTTTACTGCAATGGATTTAGCTGGCTTTACCATTGAGTCTGAAGCTTGGGATGAGGAGAGAGACTATAAATTTGCTGATTTTGCCGTTGCGTATACAGACAGACCTAACGGCAAATTTAAATTATCTTTAACAGATGATCAAACTGTTAATTTTCCAGACGAATTATATTATGACGTTGTTGTAACAAATACAACAGGAGAAAAAGAAACTTATGTTAAAGGTAAAATCAAGGTATTACAGGGGTACACCAGATGAATAAGAAGATAACAGTTACATCTCCTGAGAAAAAGATAACAGTAAATTCGAAAACAAAAGTTGTTTCCGTAATAACTCCAGGTCCTCAAGGTGCAAAAGGTTTAGATTTAATAGATACAAATAGGGTAGATGGGAGTATCATTAGGTATAAAGCTTCTGTGGATTCCTATGTGGCTGATGCAGATGTTACTCCATTAGAATTGACCGATGGAGGAAATTTTTGAAATCCATTGCGACCACTAGCCTTTACCTAAACTAAGCTCATGGCAAACATTTTAAGATTCAAAAGAAGAGCATCTGGTGCTGCTGGCGCACCATCTTCTTTGATGGAAACAGAACCAGCGTATAATGCAGTTGATGATACTTTATATCTTGGTATCGGGTCAGGTGGGGCTGGAGGATCGGCAAGTTCAATTAAAGCTATAGCTGGTGCTGGTGCTTTTGTTGATAAAACAGGCGCACAAACAATATCTGGAAACAAAACTTTTACAGGTACGATTGATCTAAGTAATGCCACAATTCCAAGTTTTTCTATAAACCAGAATTTAACAGTTGTTGGTAACTTAACAGTTCAAGGTACGACCACTACTATTTCCAGTAGTACAATTGATGTCGCTGACAAAAACATTGAATTAGGAAAAGTAGCTTCGCCAACTGATACAACTGCAAACGGTGGTGGATTAACATTAAAAGGCTCTCAGGATCATACATTTAATTGGTTAAATGCAACAGATTCTTGGACATCTTCCGAGCATTTAGAACTTGTTGCATCTAAAAACTTTAGGATTGATGGTGCTGCTGTTTTATCAAAAACAGGTCTTGGATCAACCGTAGTAAGTTCAAGTCTAACTTCTGTAGGCACTATTACTTCTGGAGTTTGGAGTGGAACTGATATTGGAGTAGCTCACGGTGGTACTGGTGCGTCAAATGCGTCAGGTGCAAGGTCAAATCTTGGATTAGCGATTGGCACAAATGTCCAAGCTTATGACGCACAGCTAGACGAATTAGCAACAATGTCTGCTGGTACAGCTAGTGCTTTAGCTGATTTAACACAAGCAGAAGTTCAAAAAATTGACGGTTTAACAGCGTCAACGGCAGAACTAAATAAATTGGACGGTGTAACAGCTACAACCACAGAATTGAATTATATAGATGGTGTAACATCATCAATCCAAACACAGCTAAACAATAAGCAACCGTTAGATTCTGAGCTTACTGAACTTGCAACAATGGCAAGCGGTACTGCTAGTGCATTGGCAGACTTATCAGCATCAGAAGTCGCTAAATTAGACGGAAGTACAAGTGCAACAGCAACAACACTTGCACTCGCTGACCGTATGGTTGTTAATGATAATGGAACTATGGTTCAAGTTGCATTTTCAGATTTAATAACATTTTTAGAAAATGGTACAGTATCAGGTTTTGATATTGACGGAGGAACATATTGATAGCTGACTAAAATTTAAGGAGGTTACATTATGTCAAACTTAATAAAGTTTAAAAGAGGTTCTGGCAGTGATCCAAGTACTAGTGATTTAGTTGTTGGTGAAGTTGCCATAAGAACCGACAATGGTAAATTATTTACCAAAAAAGATGACGGTTCAATAGCTGAGATAAGTGGCTCTGGTGGAAGCGGTATTAGTGACGGAGATAAAGGAGATATAACTGTCAGTAATAGTGGTGATACTTTTACTATTGATAGTGGAGTTATTGCTGATGGCAATATAGCCTCAAACGCAGCAATAGCTCTATCAAAACTTGCTACTGGCACTTTGCCATCAGGATTAAAAGTAAATCATAATAATTTACAAACAGGAATTATTGAAGATGAAAATATTTCAAGTAGTGCAGCGATAGCAGGGTCAAAGATTTCTCCTATTTTTGGTTCTCAAGACATCAAAACAACTGGAGATATTAAAGCTGAAGGAGCATCATCTTTATTAATGGTAGGGGATACTGGCAATGATAATTATGTTCAACTTACTCAAGTAACAAACTCAGCATCAGTTAGAGGTTTTACAAATCAACATAGCAACGCATCAGTTCTAGAAAATTTACAGGGTACAACTAATCAACACCTTGTTTTAGGAGATGTTGATGCTACAAACTCTGGAACATTATTTGGTATAAGTCACACTACATCGGGTACAACAGTTACAAGGTTAAGCCTTTCTGGAAGCGGTAACTTAGATGTTCATAATAATATTACTCTTGGTGGAACAGTAGATGGCAGAGATGTTGCAGCAGATGGTACAAAACTTGACGGCATTGAATCAGGAGCTACCGCAGATCAAACTGCTGCTGAAATTAGAACATTGGTTGGCAATGCTTCTGATAGTAATGTCTTTACCGATGCTCTTTTATCTAAATTAAATGGAATTGCTGCCTCTGCTACTAATGTCACCAATAATAATCAGCTTACTAATGGGGCTGGCTATATTACTGCTACTCTTACTCAGGAACAGGTAGAAGATTTTGTAGGCGGTATGCTCACAGGTAATACCGAAACTGGAATTACAGTTACTTATCAAGATTCAGACGGAACTATAGATTTTTCTGTTGCTAGTCAAACTGATAATAATTTTACAAACGCACTTTTAAATAAATTAAATGGTATTGAAGCTGGGGCAACTGCTGACCAAACAGCAAGTGATATAAAAACTTTACTACAAGCCAGCAAACTTACTGGTAATGAAATAGCTGACAGTGCAATCGGCTCTGCCAAAATAGCAGATGGAGCTATTGTAAATGCCGATGTAAACGCAAGTGCAGCAATAGCAGGGTCTAAAATTTCTCCTACATTTACATCAGATTTAACTGTTGAACACTCTGGACACCCAACAATATTAATACACGATACATCTGGGGATAATCAATGCAAAATACAATTTCAAACTGATACTTATAGTTGGGTAGCTGGTTTACATGGTGGCGAAAATAGATGGAAAGTCTCAAAAAGTTCTTCTTTTGGTACAAATGATTATCTTGAGGTAGATGATGGTGGAAGTTTACATATTTCTAATAATATTATTGTCGGTGGAACAGTAGATGGAGTCGATATTGCTGCACTTAATACAACTGTTGGAAATTTAAGTTTATCTGGAAGCACTTTGGCTGATGGTACAACAGCAACAACCCAAGCCCAAACTGATAACTCAACAAAAGTTAGTACGACTGCCTATGTAAGAACAGCAATATCTGATCTAGTAAATTCAGCACCAAGTACTTTAAATACATTAAAAGAATTATCTGATGCACTCGGTTCGGACGCTAACTTCTCAACAACTGTTACCAATTCAATAGCAACCAAATTACCTCTTGCTGGCGGTACGTTAACTGGAGACTTAACTATTAGTGAGGCAAGTCCAGCAATTTTCTTTACTGATAATGCTGGAAGTCCAAATAACCCTGACTATAGACTACAAGCTAATGCTGGAACATTTATTATATATGATCAAACAAATAGTGTAACTAGATTACAAGTAAACACAGATGGTCACATTGATATAACTGGTAATTTAGACGTTGGTGCTGGTCTTGACGTAACAGGAAATATCACAGTATCGGGAACAGTAGATGGCAGAGATGTAGCTAGTGACGGCTCAAAACTTGATGGTATA